TGTAAGTGTGATACAACAGACTTACGTCCAGAATCTAAGAGACCAGATGTGATATACACAACTGAGTCGTTTGTTAGTTTTACACCAGAGTTCTGTTGCCCTGGTTTTTCTTGGTAGATGTAATACTCATTGGTAGCCTCAATAATGTTGGCACCAGTTTGAGGATCTTTCTTTTTCTTGACCTCTTTGACCTTACGGATCTTGGCAGAGTCAATGGGACGAATATCGGCAATACCATTCTTCATGGTACTTTCGTTTACAACTAAGTGGTACACAATCCTACCATCAACATACCATCTTTTGAATATGTCGTGACCGAGTTCGTTGAACTTCAGCATCTGTAGAATAGTTTTAAATTCCTCTGAGATCAGAGTTTTGATCTTATCCGATACTTCTAGTTTATCGAGTTGTACCTCGATTGGTGCATCATCAGTACCGACAATAGATTCATTCACAATATCCTCAAGTGCAGCATCAACTTCTGGATGCATTGCCACTCCACGATATTTGTGAATCAGTGTTGAGTTATCCTTGGATTGGTCTCCATGAATATCAATGTACTGACCATAGTGCGCTCCACTTGATGTTACATAACCAGCGCCGTCATCATCAATCTTGGGTACGATTGATTTTAGTTTCTTATCTTCTTGTTCAGCACTTTTGGATCGACTAATCTCGAAACCAAAGAGCCGTAAAGAGTTATCAGCCATACCGTTTTCTTTCAAATAAAATTAAAGTCTTTGTTTAGATGGGGCATCTCTGCCCCATCTGTTCTTATATATACGAACCTTATGAGGTTGTATTTGATTCCCAATACTGCATTTCAAACGTCACTGTGAATCTTTCGATATCATCGTTTGTTCCATATGCCAAATCGATTGCTGAGATAGAAGATGGGAAACAGCCTCTGAAGTTATATGTCTTCAATACTGATTCATCTCTATCCAACTGTTCAACAATCAAGTCTGCTTCGTAATCAACAGGCGCTGTCAGACCAGTATTTGCACTATGTGCATTGATACCATTCATCCAACGTTCCATTGCGTCACGTACCCTAAAGTCGGTGTCGTTAATGATTGTTGGTGACCATTGTTCAAATGTTCGATCACCAGCAATTTTAAGTTGCCGACCTCTGAAAGGGATAGCGATTACCCCCATCGTTGAGGCTGGAAGTTGTGCCGCTTCACACATGAAAGATGTAAGTTCTACATCCCCATTTGCGTATGCAGGGAAGTTAATAGTTGCTTTGAATAGGTTTGCTCTCGCTCCCCCACCCTTTAGTTTTGCTTTGAAGTCGTCTACTGAATTGACCATTATTCTCTCCCGCCTTATACAGTGCCAACAACTTCACTAAACTCAACACCAGTTCTAACAGCTACGAAGTTTAGAGTTACGTAGTTGATTGAACGTGCTGGTTTGATGAAGATGGAGCAAATAAACTCGTTTCGGTCAATGACTGCCGGGGTGTTATTTGTGTCGTCACAAACAACTTGGAAGTCGGTGATACCACGACGGCCTTGGATCTCTCTCAAGAATGGTTCAATAACGTTTTTAAATTCAGCACGAGTAAACTCATCGTTGAACTCAAACATTACGTTCCGAGCCGCAATAGCGATTGCTCTCTCAAGTCCTAGGAACAATCGACGCACGTTAATGCGATCAAATGCGCTTGGTCTTGCGAGTTTGGTTTTGTCACCAAAGAGTAGAACACCTTGTCCTGGAATGTTGGCAATCGGATTGACCGCTGCCTTGTACAGTGTGTCTCTTTCTGTTTTCTTTGGAGAATATGCCAGTGCAGTAATACCCAAATACTGTCCACGTCTTGGTCCAGCAGGTGAGAACCACGGCGCAGCGTTATAGTCTGTTGCAGCCATGATACCAGCGGTAGAAGAAGATGCGGGTACAAAGATATACTGATCAGTAAACTTGTCATATACTTTCAAGTAGTTGTTATCTACAATCAGATAAGACGAACTTGTGAATGTATTTGCTGTTGTTACTGCAGCAGTTACTGGGTTTGCATTATTGATAATAGCAGCCCTATTAGGAGAAGTTACTACCACACAGTCTTTACGAATACCTTGTGCGATTGCAACCATATCGTTTACGACTGCGGTTTGATCTGCTTGCAAGTTCATACCTGGTGCGATCAAGAAATCGACCAAGGTTGTGTCAACATCTTCGTACTCATCAAAACCAGTTGCATATTCAGATGTGGTTAGTGCGGAACCATCGGAACCGTTAGCCATTCTCATGCTACCAGTTACTGTGCCAGTTTTTGCTTTGTTCGTAGCAGAAGTTGATGCAGTGCCAGCCTTTGCGCTAAATGGTGGTGTCGTGTGTGATCCACCAAAACCAGCCATCCAAACATATTCAGAAGCATTGTTGACAACGTTCTTTACGTAGTTCGTTGCTCCATCAGAAGTTTTGTTATCACTTGACAATGATAGGAATGGGAAAGTTTCGAGTACGGAGTTCTTAACACCTGTGAAGAGACCACCAGCGTCGATGACTGCGATATGAACTTCATCGTTTGATGAACCTCTATCTGAGTCCCAAGCAGACGTGTCGGGTGCTGCATCAAAAGATCCTTTGTATGCCCAAGCATCAAAGTCTGCTGTACCAGATGAATCTGCTGTACAGAACTGAACTTCGATTGAGTTGCCTAGTTCACCAGGCCACTTGGAAACAAATGTGTGATCCGAGTCATTGAGTGCACCGATTTGGTTGTCCCAGTTATCTCTGTTTTTAACAACGGGCGCTGCTGCAGTTCCAGCGCCACCAGCGTCTGAATCCCAGCCATTAACGGCTCCGTTGATTTCTCTAACAACACTAAGGTCGCTAGAATATCTTAAAAAGTATGCGGCTGAATGCCATTCGACAGTGTTATCACTGTCAGGTGCTCCAAAAGTTTCAACCAGACCTGCTTCGTTTGCGACTAGAGTGGGTGATTGTACTGGACCCCACCGAAACTCGCCTACAAAAGCGCCTGTGCTAGTTGGTACGTTTGGTACACCTCCTGTTAAATCAATCTCCTTCGTAACGATTGCTGGAGACTGAGAGGGGGTTGTAAGTGCCATAGCGTTTTATTCCTCAGTTTTTAAAGTTGATAAGCTTACCATAATACGGATGTTCAATCACAACTATTTATACTATTTTTATTTTCAAAAGTTTGTATCCGTTGGGTCGATAGCCCACCCACTTTGATGTTCTTCCACACGTGGTCCTTCAGGGGGAAGGTGATCATCTATAATACCAAATGGCATCATATCTGCTTCGATCTTTTCTATTTTTTCTCTATACATCATTTCCCTAAGATTAATATCGGTCATGTCTCGAAACTGGGTTGTACTTGCAAAGTAGCCAAACATAACCAAGTTCATCATAAGATCGTCGTGGTTGCCATCAGATGCTTCGAAAGATTGTCCTCTCGCAGTAAATGTCGATATTTCCATAATGGTTTCTTGGTCTTGGATAAGAAGTTTTCCATTCTCTAAGATATCCTTGATACCACTACATCCTATTCTTTTTGATTTCCTTGTTATTTCAACACCAATCCTATCTGCTTTAATGGCAGATTCCATATGCAAGTTCTCGTATTCTAAGTCATAGTATAATCCTCTGGTCACCAGTGACCCTTGGTCATTTGCCTCAACAATAACATATGATTCGTTGTAGAGAGTTGCATACTTATAAATAATGTCTGGGAAGAGCAATGGAGAAATATTGTTGTTGCGATATACAGCCACTTGCCTAAATGGTGATACGCTAATGTCGATTATTGTAAAGGTAGAATAGTCCTGACCTCTTCCCTTCGATACATCAGCCGTCAAAATATATTCATGGCCCCCTTTCGGCTTATCATAAACCAACAAATCCCCGCCCTCTAAATATTTTATAGGATTTGCTGCCCTAAACTCTAATAGAGTTTCTGCGCTAATCAGTGTATCTCCAGTACCAAAGAATGTATTACCAAACTCTTGGTCAAACTGTAGTTGTGACGTATTGGCAACAGTCTCTTCTCTCCATTTTTCATTACGTCCAGGAACATCCCACCAATCTACTCTGAATGGTTTGTACGCATTTGTCCCTTGCTCTGCCCCTTGCCATATGTTATAGTACATATTACCAATGCCATTGGCAGTAGAAGTAATGATAACTTTCGTATCCTTACCAGCCGAAATAACTGGATATGTAGATGTATAAAACTCCGCTGCCTTCTCCACGAACGCAAACTCATCGAGGAATAGCAGAGAGATAGAGAGACCACGAATAGATGAACCAGACGTAGCCGCTGCAATAATCTTGGAGTTGTTGGAAAACTCGATAGATCCTTTGTTCAAAGCTTTGGTGCCAGGCTGTAAAAAGAAAGGTAGGTTTTCTAGCATCAGTGTCACACGAGCCAACATTTCTCGTGCCGTAGATCCTTTGTTAGCCAACACCGCAATATTCTTTTCACTATTGAAAATAGCATACCATAGTAGATATGCAACAGACGAAATAGATTTGCCGCTCTGCCTACAAGCAAGAACGATAGAAAATCTATTATCATTGAAATGATTAAACATCTCTTCTTGATAAGGATATAGTTTAAAGTTTACCAATCCTTTGTCAAGAGAAATAATCTTACAGTAGGTCCGAGCAAAATATACTGGATCTAGCATGCATTTCTGATATTCTGCGATAACTTCTTTGGTCCAGCCGTCTTGTACACCATCACGTTTTACGTTAGGATTGCCAAGGTAGCCTTGCTTACCATTAATAATATTATTCATCTTTCAAGTGTGGCGTTATATCCACCACATTATTTTCCTCTTTTTTGTGTACATCTTGTAGCATTCTTTGCAAGTCCGTTGTTGACCCGATAAAGACATTGTTGTTGGTAGTTCCATTCTCAACTTGATTGAATGGATCTGTACTTATGTCCTTATGTTTCTTATTTAGGTCAAGTAGCTTATCATTCACATCAGCGGTGTTCTTAATCAATCCTGATAGAACCTCAAATGCTCTTGGATGTTCGCTTTCACGAGCCACCTCAAGCATATCTTCCAACGCACCTCTACCCTTTTCGATCAGATCATAAAGAACTGCACGAGAGTATGTATAGTCGTTGTCTACGTCTTTCTTTTTA